GTCGGAAACAGCCACTGCGGATGATAGTAAGACCGCTAATGTAGACTTCGCCACGTTCATGGCTGAGCTGGTATCTGGTACCGACGCTACCGCATCTAAGGTTGACTTCGCAGTTAATGCTAGCGCGAGCGCGGCAGCCGCTGACTTTGTTTCTTCCCTCCTTACGTTCTCCGCTAATATCGCTGAACTTGGTACCGGAGCCGACTCTGTGGCTAGTAGCTTCACGGTATCTGGAGCCGTTGCGGAGACGAGTACAGTCAGTGATAGCCCCGCGTCAAACGTAGAGTTCCGCGCCTTAATTGGGGAGATAGCAGCCGCCAGTGAGCAGTTGTCAGCCTTTGTTGATTTTGCGGTAACCGCAGCGGCCTCCGCTCGCACGCTTGACGAGTTCAGCGTAAATGTGGACTTTGTAGCCAGCGTCGCAGAACTTGCAACGGCTATTGACGCTATCTTAGCGCGGCTTTCGTGGGAGATTATTGATGACAGCCAGAGCGTAAACTGGCAAAATGTTGATGCGAGCACAGACGGTGGATGGTCAATTACAGACAACAGCCAGCCCACTAGCTGGGTCAACGTAAATACTAAAGGTTAAACATGGCACTTGTTGTAAAAGACCGGGTCAAAGAAACGACAACTACCACGGGAACTGGCACGATTACACTCGCTGGAGCCGCCAATGGGTTCCAAGCCTTCAGTGTTCTGGGCGATGGTAGCACCACGTACTACGCAATCTACGACACAGTTACTAATGACTGGGAGGTTGGGGTTGGTACCTACACATCTTCTGGCACTACGCTTTCACGCGATACGATCCTTGAATCCAGCAATGCTGGCTCGGCTGTAAGTTTCAGCTCAGGGACAAAGGATGTATTCGTTACGTATCCGGCAGAACGCTCGGTTTATTTGGCTGCAGATGGTACGGCTCCGTTCGATCCGGCTGGTACTGCAGTCGCAATGGCTATCGCCTTGGGGTAAAAAATGGCTTTTAAATCTACTCTTACAGCAGGCATCGGGACTTCCGAGACCGCTATTACGGACACAGTCAGCGCTGGAACGACTCACACTCTGATTGGCGTGTCTATTGCTAACGTCACGACCGGCAACATCACTGCGGATGTCATTCTGAATAAGAACGGCGGTTCCTCTGCGTATATGGTCAAAGGGGCAATTGTCCCTGTGGGCGGCGCACTGGTTGTCGTTGGCGGGGATCAGAAACTTGTTATCGAAGAAGGTGATGACGTTGGGGTTGTCTCTAGCGCTGCCGCTTCGATTGATACTGTTGTCAGCTACTTGGTATAAATATGTCATACGTAGGATCATCCGCTGCTGTTATCCCAGTTGGGTTCTCTGGGGTCAATTCCCAGTCGTTTAACGGCGACGGGTCTACTGTTGCGTTTACCTTGAACCGCCCTGTCTCGGCAGTCAATGCCATTGAGGTGATGGTCAATAACGTCCAGCAGTCACCCTACGACGGCTCATACAGCGTAAGCAGCACGACGCTCACATTCTCAGCAGCCCCATCAAGCGGCACAGCAAACATCTACGTCGTCTACCGCGACTTCCCCGTTGGTTCGATTACTGACACAGGCGCAGTACAAAAGACTGGCGACACGATGACGGGGGATTTGATTGTTGATACCAAACTAGGTGTTGGGAAAACCCCCTCGTCATATTTGGTAGAAACCTTTTCATCTACTGGTGTAAATCGCTTTGAGTCCTCAGCCGCAACAGGTCAAGCCGTAATACACACGTTTACTCGTGATGGGCAAACCGCCTACATTGGTAAAGAAAATAGCGCAGGGAACTACTCTTTTTCCTCTGGCGGTGTGTCAGATGCTTTTGTTATTGCTCATTACAACTCTACCGCACCAATCCAAATTGGGCATAATACTCCGCAAGTAACTATCGACTCCGCAGGTCGGGTCACGATGCCGTATCAGCCAGCTTTTTCTTATGTTGGAACAAGTTATTCGCAATCTACGGGTACTTGGTCAATAGTTATCCCAGCAACAACAGTATTAAATAGGGGTGGGCACTACAACGGAAGTACTGGTGTATTTACTGCCCCCGTAGATGGATACTATGTGTTTGGTTTCTGGGGCCTTTCATATCCACACTACAACGGCGAGACAAACAGTCTGCAATATTGGAAAAACGGCGGTAGTGGCTCGAATAATATACAGTTTAACGGCGCTTCTTCCGCCCACGCTCTCGCTTCTGGTGGGTGGGGAGTATATTTATATGCCAATGACACTGTGGATTTGCGTTATTACAGGGGTTCTGGGTCAGCGTACGCATACCCTAGTCAGTGGAATATGTGGGGCTATTTGGCAAACTAAAAGGATAAAACATGGCAACTTACACAATCGAACTAAGCGCAGCCGAGAACAAGGCTCTCGGTGTTGTCGCCTTTTCACAAGACGACTGGATTCAAAACGCAGTCAAAGAGCGGTGCCGCATTGCTATCGAGGAAATCGTAGCGGCTGAAGTCCAACGCAAACTAGCCGCTGGTGAATCCATCACTGGCTCAAAGGACGACATCGTTATGGCGGCTAACGTGGAATCTGCGGCAGAACGTCAGGCTCGCATGGAAGCTGAAATGGCAGCCCAACAGGGAGCGTAAGCATGAGCAACGCACGAAACCTTGCAAATATAGTCACGGGGAGCTTTGACATTCCTGCGGGGTCTCTTAATAACGCCATACCAGCAGACGGGTCTATTACAGAGGCAAAACTTGCATCAGGCGCAGTAACCACTACCAAGTTGGCAAGCGGTGCCGTGACAGTTACTAAAATTGACACCCCCGCCAGAGTAGCCGCAGGGACGCTGGCTTTCTTTGTAGTGAACTCAACCCCTAGCGGCTGGTTAAAGTGCAACGGTGCAACGGTTTCCCGCACTACCTACGCTGATTTATTTGCCGCTATTGGTACCTCTTACGGTGCGGGTGATGGCTCAACAACTTTTGGTTTGCCCGATTGCCGTGGTGAATTTCCACGCTTTTTTGATGATGGACGTGGGATAGATAATGGGCGTGGTATTGGGTCTTGGCAAAAAGGTTCGGTTAACGCCTTTAACATTCCGTATGACGAAGGTTTTGGTGGAACGATGGCGGCTGGTAATTCAGGCGACCAAAGTCTTGCAAGCGCACAAGCAATTCTAGGATACGACCCTGCGCATGCTAATGGTTATAACACTAGCAGATCGATTCATGTCAGTACCGGTCCTGCCAGAGACAACGATTGGTATATGGCTGATGGATGGGGCGGCGGCGTAACTCGACCACGCAACTTGGCTTTTTTAGCCTGTATTAAATACTGAGGGCGACTGTGAAAAACGTAATCCAATTAGATGAAAACGGTTATTTTGTCTCAGTAGTTCAGGTAGAGGTTTCACCACTTGAGCCGAATGTCTATCTCATACCAGCAGGGTGTATTGAAGTTGATGCCCCTATCGTTCCTGAAAACCATAAAGCAAAGTGGAATAATGGTTGGGTTTATGAGGAAATTCCTGCAATTCCTGAAAAACCATATTGGCACAAACGATTGGTGGAGTATCCCCCTATGGCTGACTACCTCGACGGCGTAGTCAAGGGTGACCAAGCGCAGATCGACGCATACATTGCGGCTTGTCAGGCTGTTAAAGCAAAGTACCCAAAGGCATAAGACATGGCACTAAGTAAAATCGCTGACGCTGGGCTGGACTTAACAGCCGCGGCTATCCCCGTGTTGAACTCAAGCTCGATGCCAGCGGGTAGTGTTATTCAAGTGGTGCAAGTTTTAAACACAACAGACACAAGAGTAACGGCTCAAATTGATTTCCTGTTTGCATCAATTACACCAAGGAGTGCGTCAAATAAAATTCTTGTAATGGGTAACTTAGCGTCTGTTGCTAGGCGCGCGGGTACTAATTCAGAGGGCCTGTACTGGCTTGTACGTAATGGTACTTCGTTAGGTAATTTTGATGGTATTACCCCTTGGAATGATGGCGCTTCCAACAACCGTTCAGTCGGTTCGATACACGTACAATATTTAGACAGCCCATCTAGTACAGCTTCTGTTGATTACGCTCTGAGGATGAATTGTAGTGGGAACGGTGTGGATATTAACGATGAAGGCGGCATCTCTTCACTTACTCTTATGGAGATTGCAGGATGAGCAGGATTCAACCTAAATGGTTTAGTGAGGCGGTCTTTAGCCTTGTACCAAACGCTAAGTTGGTAATTCGTGGGCAATCTTACGAAGGGCTAGAGTGGTTTGATGACAGACCGAAACCAACAGAAGCCGAAATCACAGCCGAAATGTCCCGCCTCCAAGCTGAGTACGACAACAACGAATACCAGCGCCAACGTGCCCAAGCCTACCCGTCAATTGCGGAACAGTTAGACATGCAGTACTGGGACAAGCGCAACGGCACAACTACTTGGGCAGACGCCATCGCAGCGACCAAAGCAAAGTATCCAAAGGAACAATAAATGTCATACATCGGCGTACCACCGTTTGGGCAGACAGTACGGACTGTTACTGAGATTACAGCGACGGCTGGGCAGACTGTGTTCGCGCCGTCTGGCGGCTACATACCCGGTTACATTGACGTGTACCTGAACGGGGTGCTGCTTAATAATGCCGACTTCTCAGCTCCGGACGGGGTGAATGTAACCCTGACATCAGCGGCTTCAGCCTCGGACGAATTCAAATCCATTGCTTATTTCCCCGTAGAGCTGGTATCTGCGGGTGGGGGCGGCGGAGCCACAGGTGGCGGTACCGATGAGGTGTTCTACGAGAACGGGCAGACAGTCAATTACGACTACACCATCGTATCCACCAAGAACGCCATGAGCGCAGGGCCAGTCACAATCTCCGGTGGTGTAACAGTAACCGTCGAGTCCGGCGCCCGCTGGGTTATCGTCTAAGGGGTAGATATGAGTATAGTTTTAAATGGAACGACAGGGATTACAACGCCTGACATTAACACTACGGCGCAAGCCACAGACATTACAACTACTGGCGACATTTCAGCGGTTGACTTAACGGCATCAGGCGGCGTCTACCTTGGCGGCTCTGCTGCGGCTAATAAGCTGGATGACTATGAGGAGGGGACTTGGACGCCTACCTGCCCAACAACGCTTACAACTGCTGCTGGTACTTATGTAAAAATTGGCGGTATTGTTTTCTTTTCTATCCAGATTTATGTTACGAGTAATTCAAATACAGCCAATTTTACGCTCTCACTTCCATTTACCGCATCAGCAGACTCATCTAAACGTGCCGGAGGTTGGTTTTCATATACTAATGGGGGCAGCGCAAATCCCGGGAATACTACTTGGATGGTGAACAACGGTACAAATACGCTTTATGCGTATATAACAAATGGAGCAAACAGAGAGTGCTCTAATTTTGCTGCTAGTTATTGGATAGGCGGGCAATACCGCACAGACTAACTCAAAGGAAATCAAAATGGCTTTAGAAAAACAAACAGTAGTAGATAAAATTGAAGTGACCGAAAATGGCACAGTGCAAGTACGCACCGCTATCCGAATTGTAGAGGACGGTGTAGCATTATCACAAAGCTACCATCGTCACGTTGTTGCCCCCGGCGATGATTACTCAACTCAAGACGCACGAGTACAGGCTATCTGTGCGGCAACCCACACCGCTGAAGTTGTAGCGGCTTATCAGGCGGCTATTGAGGCGGCACAAGTTGGAGGCATCTAATGTCTAAGGTAGCAATCAAAGGCGCTGACACAGGCACAGGGGTTTTCACCCTTGAGTCACCAGCGACCAATACAGATAGAACGCTTGTGTTGCCTGATGAGGCGGGGACGGTGTTGACTACGGCTGGTGTTCCAGCGTCAGCGATGCCAGCGGGTAGTGTGATTCAGGTTGTACAAGCCGTAAAGTCTGACACATGGTCAACAACTGGTTCATCATTTGCAGAAATTACTGGGTATAACGTCACAATTACACCCTCTTCAACAGCCAACAAAGTTATGGTTGAAGTCTGTCTGCACATTGGCGAAAATCAAGATTCATTTCCTATATTTAAAATTTATAGAAATGGAACTGAGCTTCAAACTGCTCCTGCGATTTCTCCAGGTGTGTCTGCTATGTTTGCTAAAACCACAACAGGCAATGATGCTCGCGATCAATACTTATTAGAGCCAGTAAACTTTAAATTTTTAGACTTGCCCAGCACAACAAGCGCAGTAACTTACACCATCCGTGTGCGCCCCATGTCAACCGTACCTAGAATAATTTATGTAAATAGGCCGCAAAATATTAATGACGCGAATCAGTGCACAACAATTTCAACACTAACAGCCACGGAGATTGCAGGATGAACCATAAAGCAATTTACGCTCTATACCCACAAGTAACTACGGTTGATGACGGTACTGGAGCATTTGACGCAGATGGTAACAAAGTCGCTATTGACATGGATGCAGTTAACGCTTGGGTTGACCCTAACGCATACAAAGACCAACGTGCCAAAGCCTACCCATCAATTGCTGACCAGCTAGACACCATCTACCACGAAGGCATTGACGCTTGGAAGGCAACGATTGCCGCAGTGAAACAGGAGTACCCCAAGCCATGAGTACATTAGCAACAAACGCCATCACCGATGCCAGCGGTGGCAACACAGCAAGCATCAACGGGTACACCCCCACGATGTCTAACATGGCTGGCAGGAATCGCATTATCAACGGCGATATGCGGATTGACCAGAGGAACGCTGGGGCTAGCATTTCTGTTGTTTCTGGTTCAGGATACAACTATCCAGTAGACAGATTCATCTGTTGGAATAGCACAGGCACAACATATACAGCAGAGCAAGTTGAGGACGCGCCTGCTGGGTTTTATCAGTCCACGAAGTTGACATTTGCGTCAGCAATATCTCTAACTACGCAAAACGAAGCCACGTTTCAACAAATCATCGAAGGTCTGAACGTCACAGACTTTCGGTGGGGCACAGCAAACGCGCAAACCATTACCGTAGGTCTGTGGGTGAAGTCTTCTTTTACAGGCACTTTTAGCATGGGCTTTTGCAACAGTGATGGCACACGCGCATACGCAACTACCTACACCGTTAATGCGGCAAACACGTGGGAGTACAAAACTTTCACAGTTGCAGGAGATACGTCAGGCACATGGTTAAAGACCAATGGCGCTGGACTTTTTGTTCGTTGGAACATTATTGCTGGAAGTAACTTCCAAGTGTCGGCTAACAATACTTGGACAACACGCACAGGTGCGTACAACTCCGCTGACGGCACATACGGGACTAAAGCAATCGGCGCGGCATCGAGCATTTCTGCTGGCTCAACATGGCAAATCACAGGCGTACAGCTTGAGGCAGGCAGCGTAGCGACACCTTTTGAGCATCGGCAGTATGGGCAGGAGTTGGCGTTGTGTCAGCGGTATTACTGGCAAAGTCATGAAGGTACAAAAGGTTCGCCTTCAGGTTCCGTAATTGGCACTACTGGCGTACAAGGACAGACAACCACAGGTATGGTTAATGGATGCGTTGGGATAATGCCAGTTGAAATGCGCGCAAACGGCACGGCGTCCATCTACGATGCGAATAACACTGCTGGCGTTCTAATGAGGTATGACCCCAATTCAGCAAATCACGCCGGACAAAGTGGGTATGCAGTAGTCAGAAACAAGCGTTGGTTGTTCCTAAACTCTAATAGCGGTTTAGGGGCATCCCAAGTCGCCGCTCATGTTGAAATCGAAGCGGAGCTATAAATGTACAAACTATTACCAAATGATTTCATGGGACAGCCCACACAGGTCATCAAACGCCTATCCGACAACGCCTTCATCCCATTCGACCACGCCAACACAGATTACCAAGAGTATCTGAAGTGGCTGGCGGAGGGTAACGAGCCTCTTCCCGCAGACGAGTAAAACGGGCACAATAGAGCCCTGTAAGGAGCTACAACATGGCAAGCACATATTCACCCAATCTGCGACTAGAGCTGATTGGCACAGGCGACCAAGCGGGTACGTGGGGAACGACCACCAACACTAACCTTGGAACCTTGCTGGAGAACGCAATCTCTGGCTATACGGCTGTTAGCGTCACCTCGGCAAACCAAGCGCTGACCGCGCTGAACGGAGCCAATGACCAGTCTCGTAGTCTCACGTTGGATTTCACCACGACAACCGGTGCAAACTTTGCTGCCTACGCTCCGCCCTCACCCAAGGGGTACATTGTTAAAAACAGCAGTGCTTACGCGGTATCGATCTACAACTCTACGATATTGGGTAATACGACTGCAGCGGGTACCGGTGTAGCAGTCCCTGCGGGTAAGACAGTCGCAGTCTGGTCGGATGGCACCAACATGGCGGTTCAGATTGACCACCTGCCTACCCTGACCTTGACCTCTGACTTAGCCGTCGCCGACGGCGGTACTGGTGCTTCTAGTGCGGTTGATGCACGGACAAACCTTGGGCTGACTATTGGCACCAACGTGCCTTCTCCCACTGGTACAGGGGCTTCTGGTAGCTGGAACATCAACGCAGCTACTGCCTCCGCGGCAAACAACATCACGAATTCAGGCGGCTGGAGCGTGACTCCCAGCGGTACAACCCTGTACTTCAACTACAACGGAACAAACGTTGCCAAACTAGACTCCTCTGGTAACTTTACAGCCCTTGCTAACGTAACTGCCTACGGGACGGTTTAACGATGTCAGGACCTCTGCCTTCCTCCGGCCCACTCTCGCTCACTGATATTCAGGGCGAGTTCTTAGGGTCTGCCCCTATTGGGCTGAGTGAGTACTACCGTGGCGGCCCTTATGTGCCTGACAGTTCAAGTACGGCGACAATACCCACGTCTGGCACAATTGCAGTCAGTAACTTCTACGGCACCCGTCGCAGGATTGCTATTCCAATTACCATCTCGTCCCCTACGCTTAACTACGACCTTTACGCCAACCGAAGCCCAAGCTATGTAGCGGGGATTTCTGATTTGACTTTTACGGTGAACTCAGGGGTGCGAGTGGGTAGCAACAGCGTAGATGCCTACGCTATGTCAGTGCCGAGTTCCTTTAATGCAGGAGATACGGTGACTGTCGTTAACAACGGCTACATCCAAGGTATGGGTGGTACAGGCGGCCCCTCTATTCTAGGCGCCAGTCCGGGCCCTGCGGGTTTCAAAGGCGGTAACGCCATGTACGCGAACCGACCAGTAACTGTCCAGAATAATGGTATTGTTGCCGGTGGTGGCGGAGGTGGCGGTACAGGCGGCGGTGGTCAGGATGATAAAGGCCCCGCACGTTGGGGTGGTGCTGGTGGCGGTGGTGCTGGATACAATGTCGGCCCCGGTGGCGCAGGCCCATACGGTGGTTCTAACGGCACTAACGATGCTGGTGGTGGCGGTGGTGCAGGTGACGCAGCGACTGGTGGTACAGGTGGTGGGCGCGGAGCGGCGGGTAACCCCGGCTCGAATAGCGGAGGTGCAAACCCACGACCCGGCGGTGCTGGAGGGCCAGCAGGCTACTACATCGTTGGTAATCCTTATGTAACATGGTCGGCTACCGGCACGCGCGAAGGTTCAGTCGGTTAACTGGAGTAAACAATGAACAAAGTTAAATTTACGATTACTGGCTACGATGAAGCGGCTAAATCCCTGCTCATCTCTTTTGCGTCGGATACGACCGCGAGCCAAGACCCTGCAGATTACACGACGTATGCGTTTCAGCCGCTAACCATGTGGCCTGATGTAACGGATATTGAAGAGCTAAAGAAGCGTATTGCGCAGGCGGGTATGTATCATGCCCAGATGCAGGAAGCTGACGAGAAGTTCGTTGCCGACGCCGGTCGAGTAGCCGCTATACAGGCCTTGGTTGGGCAGACCCATGAGTTTACCGTTGCTGAATTGACAGCGACTGACTCCGACACTCCACTAGCTACGGTGTAAATATGATCCGCAAACCATACGCCGCCTTTGGGCGAATCCTCTACGCCAACTATTACGAAGATGGCTACACGGTAGATACCGTTACTTACGCCGACAGCAAGACGGTGCTACTCTTTACCGAGGGGCATATCACTGTGCGGGATAAAGCAACGGGCACCGTAGCCTATGAGTGCGTCCCCGGCTGGATTAAGAACGGAGACTACCGGGACGGCCTGTACACCTCTACTGCCAATGCGCCGAGCGTATCGTGGTGCTACGACCCCAAAGTTAACCAAGGCTACGTACCACCTATTGAGCTGGTGGCGTTAAAAAGTGGCGAGGCTATAGAGCTACCCCAAGGTACGACTCTGTTCCTGTGTTCAGGTACGCTGGTAATTAACGGTACCGACCACGTAGCTCCTCGTCAGATTTCAGTCAAATCAGCTAGCGTCACTGCTGCCGCAACCACGGATGTATACGGCCTAAACTTCAAATGAAGCACGCGGCTAAGCTGGACTTCCCAGTGGATATGAGCTATCTAGCGGCGGCAACCATTACGCCGTTTAGAGAATATGCGCGGCTCCAGCGCTATAGTAAGGGTTTACCCGGAGACTACGCTAAACTGGCTGAGACTGGGTGGTCCGCGCGGAACATGACTGTTAGTAACGAAGATCAGTTTATTGACCAACTACCGAAGCAACTACTGCAGCGTGAGCGTCCGTACCTTCTGTTCTTAGAGCTACCTGCTATTGACACGCCTAACCCTGTGCTACCGGCGCATCGGGACTATGGCAAGAGAAGCGCTATTAACGTATACCTTGAGACCGACGGTGAGGTAACCACGTTTTACCATTGGAACACTGAGACTCAGAAATCTGATTTCGCTGAAGAGTTCTGTGCTTCTAATAATGAGATTTGGTTGATGGATACGGATACCCCGCACTCTGTAACGCTGAAGCCGAACAAGGCACGGAGGATGTTATCCTTTTGTTTTGCCAAGCTGAAGTACGACGAGGTGCTGGAATGTTTCCAAAAAAGTTAATCCGCGAAACGCAGGTCGATAACGGGCGCACTATACGGGTCTACGACGATGTGTTTGATATGGAGTACCGGCACAGCCTGTATTCGTTTGCGCAATCCTCAACGTTTCGTATTGGGTGGGCCGACAGCCTAACGCCTGAGAACCGACAATTCCAAAATCTCCACTCCAACTACTCCATGGAGGACGTTGCACGTTTGGGCATCCTAGATCGACTGGCGGCTACCCCCGTAGCACAGGAGATGGACGGATACCGGCTGGAGAAGTGCATACTCAACCTATCCACCGCCTCAGATGTCAACTTTGTACATGCACACCCAGAGGATAAAGTCCTGCTGTACTACGTAAATTTGGAGTGGCGTGACGGCTGGCATGGGGAGACGCTGTTTTACGACGAGACAGGTAAGGAAATTGTGTTTGCTAATGCCTACACCCCCAACCGCTTGATCGCGTTCGACGCAAAGATACCGCACACTATCCGGCCTCAGTCTCACTTGGCGCCCCAGTACCGACTAACTCTGACCCTTATCTACAACAAATGCTAATTGCTGATAACGTCCTAGATGCACAAAGCCTGTGGGTGGTGCAGGACTACTTTAAACATGCTGATTCTCGCCAGATGCGCTGGGTTGACGGTACGCTTGACGAGCTGCTGGAGCTACAGTCCCCCTTGTCTATGATTCTGAGTGTGGTCTCCCGTACTTTTGACTTGACTGGTATGAGCGGGATTGAGCAGTGGGTCCATGACGGAACGAAACCTGACTGGCATATAGATAAGGACGAAGTGTTGGCCAGACGCACGGGAGCGCTAGCGACACCTATATGCAGCATTGTGTTCTACGCCAAGATTGACTCACTTACCGGGGGTAAATTTATGACGGACGATATGATTCTCACCCCCAAGACTAATCGGCTGGTGGCGTTTGGCCCCGGAATTAGGCACGGGGTGGAGGACTTTACCGGTATTCGGGTAGCCGTTGCCATCAATCCATGGGCTGTAAAGCCAGAGGGGTACGCATGATTTACCCAATAAACCCCGTAAATGGGTTTGGCAAAGAAGAGATGGCCCACTGGGAAGGCTTCCTGACTGAGGAGGAGATCAACTTACTTCTGGATCAGCCTGAATGGTTAGCAACGGAGACTGCCTGTGTCGGCGATGGAAACGTCAATAATGACATCCGTAAAACCCAAGTCAGTTGGATTGGGCAGAAGCCGGAACTCTTGCATATTTGGGAGAAAATGGCTAAAGTAGTGGCAGAAGTAAATCGCAGGTTCTTCCAATTTGACCTAAACGGGTTCTACGAACCCATGCAACTTGGGGTGTACAGCGCTGATAGTAGTGGGCATTATGACTGGCATACCGACGCCACAGCCCAAGACCGGCACGTTCCCCGCAAGCTGTCCATAGCCCTGCTGCTGTCTGATCCATCTGAGTTTGAAGGGGGTGAATTCCAAGCCCGTGTTTCGTCCGACGAAACGCTAACCCTTGAGACCAAACGCGGTCGGGCATGGTTTTTCCCATCGTATGTTATGCACCGTGTAACCCCGGTAACTAGAGGCGTACGCCGCTCTTTGGTTTTATGGGTAGGCGGTCCGCCGTTTAAGTAGAGGCAGATATGGACCCGATTAGCATCTTCATGGCAGCCACTGCTGCCTTCAATACCGTCAAAAAGCTGGTGGAAGCGGGCCGTGAGGTCGAAGATGTTCTGGGTCAAATCGGCTCGTGGATGGGTAAAGCCTCTGAGCTTGCTGAAATCGACAACAAAAAGCCGGGCCTATTCCAACGTATCGGCAGCGGTAAGTCCGTCGAGCAAGAGGCAATGGAGCAGCTCCAGCGCCGCGAAGCCATGCGCAAACAGCACCTTGAGATGATGTCCATGGTGAAGCTGGCCTACGGGCCGCAGGCGTTTGATGACTTGATGCACATGCAGCGTCAGATTAAACTAAAGCGTGAGCGCGAGAAGATTCACCAACAGCAACGTCGTC